ATATTTTTAGGATATTTTTTAGCCATACCAATAAGAGCTCTAGCACCAGCAGAAGTTTTTCTCATGATATTGCCTGGAGCTTTTTTACCTAGCGCTGCTTGAATATTTTTCTTTGCCTTATCGCTAAGTTTTTCGTCTAGCTCAACTTCTTCATTTGTAGAAACTGTTGCAGGAACTTTTGCTTTGAATTGATAATGCTTATTAAAAGCTAATTTAATGCCTTGTTCTCTATTGGTACGCTTGCGAAGTTTGTCAGGATCGGAAGGTTGATTTCCTTTAACCTGTTTGTGAGCTTTTTGTGAGTATGAAACTAATGTTTTTGTAGAAATCTCATCAATCTGCTCAACTTCCTCTTTCATGCCTTTCATTCTATAACCCAATGTTGCATAATGGCGTCTAGCAACATACTCTAGCGCTTTGTCTCTAGGATCTGTATCCATAGAACGAAGATGCTTCTTTAGAGCATCCATGTTACCAGACTTCATGTGCTTTGCTGCTGTATGCAAAGCTTCTTTATCGATACTGCCATGCTTATCAGCATACTTTGTTAGATTAGCATGATCACCGATATAGTTAGGATGGTTAAAGTCAATATTTTCTTCAGAAATTTTCTTTGCCTGTGCTGTCGCAATTGCCATCTTCTTTGACATATCCATCTTTGGATTTTCACGGCCCATTGCTTTTGCGATCTGCTCACGCTTCTTCATTTCAGCAGGTGTGAGAGTTCTTTCGCCAACAAGTTTTCTTGTTGTTGCTTTGTCATCAACACCCATGCTAGCACGCATCTTTGAGTATTCTGATTTGTGATCTTTCGCATTAACGCCAAGATCTTTCTTTGCCATCTTGTTCTGGATGTCCTTATACATTGCATGCTTCTTAGGATCTTTAAAGTCACCCTTCTTATTGAATAGCTTTGCAAGATGAGGAGGAAGTGTTGATTCCTTCATCTTTTCTTTCTTTTCGTTGTCACGTCTTTTTAGTTCTGCTTCACCACGTTCTGCGGATGCTTTTGATCTTGGATCTTTTTGACCATAGTGCTTATGCAACTGTGTTAATGCTTCAAGTGTCTTTCTATCAATCTTTGTTAGATCTGCTTCATCAAGATGCTCAACCCCTTCTTTGTTCATCTTCTTAAGAGTTTTGAGTGTATTTGTAAATTTTCTTGCTGTAGTTGGATTGTTAGCAATCTCATGGGGTTCTGTTTGAGTCATTCTCTTACCAGCCTTCAAAACATAACCAATCTTTTTAAGAGGAGATTTTTTGATGCCAGTCAATTCATCAAGATTTTCAACTTCTTCTGTTGTAAGATTCTTGTCATATGCAGTTTCATCTGCACCTTTTTCATATGATGCTGATGGAGGATCATATCTACGATCACCACCATTGAACACATGTTCTTGATCTGTTACGCCAGGAACTAAATTCTTGTAATTGACAGGATTGTGCATGTGCTTAAATCTTTGTTCACCTTCTGAACGAGGATCCCAAGGTTGCACTGGTTCTTTTACGTCTTCTCTAGTAAATGACTTAAACGTTCTCATCATGGGTTCCTTCGCCTGAATCTAATTCTTCTGTGTCTTCGTATGAGGAATTATCATCGACTTCTTCCATTGTCTCACCGTTTGTTGAGCCAAACATGCTAGATGCATAGTCGACTCTCATTGCATCGATTTGATCTGCAATACGGTCAGTCATCACTACGTCAAGGGATGCTTTCAAGTTAACAGCATCTTTGTCCCAAGCGTATGCCATAATATCTGATACAGAAGTCATTAGTTCCTCCAATAATTTAATTTGTTCATTATATTTATCAATTAATATGCCTGACCTTTGCCAGGAACAACACCGCTACCTGCAGGAACATTTTGCTGTGGTTGTTCTCCTGGTTGCTGTTGCATATCATTTTGAGTTTGAGGACGATTGGCAACAGGTGCAGGTGCTTGATCCATTCCTTCAGGAGGAGGTGCAGTCATCGGCACTTTTTCTTCAGCCATCTCATCCATCATCTCAGCGATTTCTTCTTCTGATTGATGCAAGATATTCTTACGAACCCACAAGTCAGAATAGTAACGACCGATATAAGGCATTACTTGATTAAGTGTATTGATACGATTCTGCAGAACTTCTGCTTCTTTGAATTCTTCAAAGTGATTGTCAATTGTGAAGTCAAAATTGATTTGATTCTTTAACTCAGGCCAATCTGCTTCTGCAATGATACCCTTAAGGACTAATTGTTTTTCGAGCGCTTTCAAGAATATCTGTGAGAAGCGTCTGCGTAGACGACCAACAAACTTTGTAAATTTAACTTCATCTCTAGAAATTTCTGCAGAACGGCCAATATTGAATCCTGAGTTGCCAGAATCAAGACGAGATACAGGAACATTTAATGACTGATAGAGTTTCTTTTGAAAATAAAGAACATCATCCATCTGCCCAAGGTTTTGCCCGCCAGGCAATGTTGTAATTTCTGTTCCTCTGTTACCTTCACGGCGAGGCAACCAATAATCTTCAAGCATAGTCATATACTTGCGGTCGTCTTTAATCTCACCAGTTGTTGCATCATAGACAACACGATTCTTATGGCGAACCATCATGTCTCTTAGATATTGTTCTGCTTTTACCTTAGGTAAGTTGCCAACATCGATATAGAAGATACGGCGTTCTGGTGCTCTTGAGATACGATAGATGACAGTCGCATCTTCAAGCATTCTTAACTGATTAAGCGGTTTGATTGCTTTCTGAATATAGGAATATACCATCTGGTTATTCTTATCCATTAATCCAGATGTAAGATGCAAGATAGAATCAACAGCAATTCTTAGACCACCAGTAGCATTGTTATCCTGTGCAAGTGCTACACCAGCACCTGCGATATTGAAAGCACGATCATTATAGACATAATATTCACGCTTTACTTGTTGAACTGTGATAGGACCTTTAGGTGATTTTTTTACTTCTCGCACCTTACGAATCTTACGTGGATCAATATAGCGTAATTCTTTGATACCATCTCGTGGATTCTTTTCATCAATGATGATATGATAGAACATACGACCATCAACATACCATCTCTTAAATAATTCATATGCTTCTGTCTGAAAGTTAAGCAAATCAAGAATATTATCAAATTCTTCTCGAATCTTATTCTTGACAGGATCACCGTATTGAGTGATCTTATCTAAATTGATCTGAACTACATCATCTGCATCTGTATCGATTGCTTCATTGACGATATCATCAATAGCCATCTCAAGTTCAGGTTGTAGTGAAATTTCTCTGTATTTTGCGACTAGTTCTGCTTCTGTTCTAGCAGTGCCGTCAAGATCAATATAGGTGCCATAAGCACCACCTGCCGCAACAATAACCGCACCATCATCTTTAATCTCTGGAGTAAAAGATTCTAGCGGTTCTTCATTTTTACGTTTGATCTCAAAGCCAAAAAGTTGAACCATAATTTATTTTCCTTAAAAAAAGAGAGTCATCTTTATTTATGATGACTCTCTTCTAGGTATTTCAAATATTAAGCAATAACGCCAGTTGTTGTCGGACCTGAGACAACAAAGTAGTCATATTGGAATTGAACTTGAAATTCTTCGATTTGGTCGTTAGCATTCCAATCAAGATCAATAGTTGAGACTGTTTCTGGGAACACACCAGCAAGATTATATGTTCTAATAGTAGAGCCATTCTTGTTGAATTGTGTAACAGTACCAACGCTTTTATACAATCTTTCTTCTTGCAAGTTGCCGTCTCTAAGATTGCCAATATGAGTATTAATTCTGTTGTTCCAAACTTCAAGAGAATTTCTAATCTTGAAATCTTCGTCATTCATAATAGTTACAGTCCAAGGATCATAAGTACGATCCCCAGCAATTTTTACCTTACGTCCAAAATATGGAATTTGAATAAGTCCAAGATTAGACGCAGGAATTTGTGTAGCACGAGCCATAAACTGTAACTGAGATAGATCGCCGACAATGCCCGGAGGCATTGTCAGGATTACTTGGAACAGTGTAGGGCGAGCGCCACCAAATCTTAAAGCACCTTTGATATCATCGATATTAAAAGACATTTTTTATCTCCCCCTTAGAATTTGCCGACAATTTCATCAAAGTTAACGCCAGTGCGGACAGCAATGAAGTTAAGCTGGATGAAGTTGATTGAACGAGCTGGTTTAATATAGATATCGCCCCAGAATTCATTGCGGTCAATTCTTTCAGGTGTGTTATTTGTGTCATCACAGATAACTCTGAAGTCATAGATACCACGGCGACCCTTAACATCACGTAGGAAAGGTTCTACGAGATTACGGAACTGTGCTCTTGTGTATTCATCATTCAATTCGAATAGTGTAGACTTAGCAGCGATTGCAATTGCTTTCTCGAGAACAATGAATAGACGACGAACATTGATACGGTCAAATGCTGAAGGTCTTGCAAGCAATGTCTTGTCGCCATAAAGGACAACACCATTACCTGGGAAGTTAACAACAGGATTTACACCAGCCTTATACAATTCATCACGGTTGCCATGATTTGGATTGTATGCAAGCTTTACAACATTCTTAATATTGCCACGATTGAAACCAGCAGGTGAGAACCAAGGATCACGAAGATCATCTGTTCTTACTACAGTTCCTGCAACGTCACCATTCAATGGAACCCAGCGATAAACATCATTGTATTTGTCATACTGATATTTATAACCAGAATCTAGAACAGCGTATGAAGTTGAGCGAAGAGAATTACGGAATGTAATAACATCATTCAATTCATCACCAGGATTTGCTACAACAGTTTCTTGCTTTGGTGAAACAAACACTACACAATCCTTACGGAATTCTGCAATGTTGTCGATTAGATAGTTTGCTTTACCTTCACCAGATACACCAAACTGTGATTTACCTGTCAAGATAAGTGAAACATCAATATCTTCTGAACTTCTGAACATGTCATAAGCTCTTGAATATGTACCGAGTGTTGCAGTTGATTCTGTTACGCCGTCAGCACCACCAGACAATGACAGGTTCAATGGAGCAGTATTGATACCTGAAACAGATGCTGCAGATGTAACATTGTAACCTGCTCTATGACCTGACCACCAAATATATTCTGATGACTGGTTAATGACATCTTTGTAGTATAGGGATCCACCTTGTTCACCTTTAGCATCAGTAGCACGTGATAGGTTAGGCCATACTTCAAGGATTTGATTCTTTGTACCAGTAAATGCGCCGTCTTCATCAACAACTACGATATGCAATTCATCGTTTGATCCACCTGAATTAAACACAAACTGTGAAGTAGCAGGTGCAAGACCTACTCTATTGAAATATTCCCAATAACGAGTAACTGTATTAGATGCAAGATTGTCTGAAAGAGCATAAGGAACTTCAGTTGTTAGTGTAAACCCAGCAGTGTATGTTGTATTAGAAGTAACTGCACCTTTTGATGTAATCTTGAGATACTGATAACCGATTGTGCTATTGCCAACTTGAATATAATCACCTACATGCAATGCTGTAGCTATTGTATTTGCCATTGTGTTAGCATTTGTATTTGAAGTTGCAGAAGTAACAGTAACTGTTATGTTATTGCTATTAACAACACCCGCAAATGATGGAATAGAATCTGTATTACCTGTAATTGCAAGTGAATAGGCATTTGCAGAATCACAAACAGCAATCTTTAGTGAGTTGCCAAGATATCCAGGCCATTTTGCAAAGTAAAGAGCATCTGCATCAAGGGCGCCAGTTTTAGTATCATAGTCATTGCGGTTTTTGATCTGAGTAGGTGAAATAGCACCTCCTTGAGAAAATGCGATATTTAGACGAGCACCTGTACCAGAACCACCTGTTGGGATGTTTCCTGTTTGAACGTCAGGCAATGCAGTATAGGAACCAATGTCAGAAGCAGCAACTGACAATACACGAGTTGTAACTGTGAGAGTCAATCCAGAACCTGCACCCAAGGTGTTTGCAGTAGCACCAGCTGTTAGTGTTGGATTTACTGTATATGCACCACGGTTGATGATTGAAAGTGACGCTACGTTACCTGTACCGTTTGTTGTAACAGCAGCGTTTGCTGCAGTACCAGTTCCTGTTGCAAGAGCAATGATTGTAGAATTAGTATAACCAGAACCTGCAGCAACAACTGTTAGTGTTCTTGCTTCTGTTGTAACAACATTGACAGATGCTTTAGAATCAAATGATCCGCCGTCTACATAAAGTAGATCGCCAGGAACATATGATCCACCAGTACCGCCGCTATTGACTGCAACTGTATCTAGGGTATAATCGTCTGAAACAGATGCACCAGCATTGTAGCTGTTTGCTGCAGCAGCACGAGACACGTATAGTTTGTTACCATACGCTAAGAAATTTGAGGCGGTAAACCATGTTTCGAAGTTGTTTGCAGAAGGTTTTCCGTATTGTTGAACTAATTCAGTTTCTGAAGTAACTAAATGTAATTCTTCTGCCGGACCCCATCTGAAAATACCAGCAATTGCAGCTTCAGTAGTAGATACTGCTGGCACAATTGTTGTTAGATCAATTTCGGTAACATTAACGCCAGGACTTACTTGAAATGGCATCTTCTTCTCCTTTAATAATAATGAAATTTGAGTACTTCATTCTTATACTTGTAGTATGATTATTTATAAATTAACTAATTTAAAAGAATTCTTTCGAATTCATCCGAAGAAACTATAGAAACCATCTCTTCTGGCATCCCGTCATCATACATTCCAAATGGAGTGAGATCCTCCTCAATTTGTCTCTCATTGTCTTCAAGTATCTTTTGTCTGATGTCTGTGTTAGAAACATCCTTGAAGTAGTTTTGAGAGACCATCCAAGCAAATAGAACAAGACACATTACCAAGTCATCGTGGTGACCTTCTTCAGCATTGTATGTTGTTCCGTCAACTACATAAGTTGATAGTTGCTTGATAATCTTATAATCATTTAAGATGATTTGGTTTTGTTCTATTAGTGATTTGATATTAGAACAACCAGATCTTTTAGTGACCTTTGTTGTTTTGATACCCATTCTGTTATTGCTTCCGGCATTTCCCCCTAATACCGTTCCTTTTCGTCCAGACGTTCTAGTATACACAATATTGTCATATTCAAGGTCTTGGTGGAGAATATTGACTACCTGTGTTCCCGTATTTATTTCTATCAATATTGCTGCATTATTATAGTATCGTCCAACGTTTGCAAGAAGTGTTGGGTATAGAAGTTCTTGCATCATGTTATTATCATAGGTTGCAACAACCTCATATGGCATCACAGAACAGTCGACTATTGTAAATGCAGACGAGTCAAGCCCCAATCCTTCAGATACGTCTACAGTCAATGCATAAAAATGATCTTTGATAGGTTCTTTATAGATTCTTACATCATGCAAATCTTTGACAGGATCAAACCACACAAGTTTAGAAAGCACTGCTGGATGAATAAGTGTGTTAGATGAACCTAAGAACTCGCACTCAAATTCTTGCCTGAACTGATCCCTAGATGTGTTGCGGATCATGTCATCTGCCCATGCCTGATCTCGTCCAGGAACATCTGACCAGTGAACATCAACACGGGCAAAGTTATTTTTTTGTTGTTCGGATTCAATCCAAATCTTATGAAATAGATCCATGCCGTTTGGTGTTGAGGTAATGAGAACTTTAGTTGAGGCACCAGATGAAATTGTTGGGAACACAGATGAAAAGAATTGATCTTGCAAGTTTCTAGGAACGAAGGCAAACTCGTCAAGATAGATTAAGTTGAACGAGCGACCACGAATAGCAGATGATGTTGTT